TTAACATTTCATCAGTTACATCTTTATTAAATTTATTGGCTAATTGAGTTGCAGCTCTATTTTTAGCTTCTCTTTCAAAATTTAAATTTTCTTCATTAAACGCAATATCTTGAGCTAAACTATTAGCTTCAGTATCAATTTGTTTTGCAGCTTTTTCAGCGGCAACAAGTTGAGCTAAAGCCTTAGGATTAGTTGTGATATCTCCTGCTGCTCTTTCTAATATCGCAATATCTTTGTCAGAAGCTGGATATAAATCTTTAACTTGTGTAACAATCGCTTGTTTAGTTGCAGAACTAAATAAATCTTTAAACGCTATTTTGTCAGTTTCTGATAATTCATTAAAATTTTTACCTTTATAATCTGTTACAAGTTTATCATATTTTTCTCCTAAACCTAATTCTGATATAACTTTTTGAAATGGCGTCAAAAAGTTTTCAACTAAACCTGTTGGAGCTTCAAAACCTTTTTGAGCGAGTTTATATAATTCTGAAAATCGAGTATCAGCAGCACGATAGCCTTTTTCTGATTTTTTATAATCTTCCATATATTTAGCAAAAATATCAGTGAGTCCTTTTTCTTTAGGACTTGCGTATCTTCTAGGTTGTCTAGTTGCTTTTAATCTAGCGATATCTTCAGCAGTAAATTGTCTCTCTGCTTTTATAAGTCCAGTTGCAACTTTACCTATTGGAGATTTAAATTCTTTATCATAACCTGATGATTCTGCTATTATATTTAAACCTCTTAAAAAATTCTTTTTAGCTTTAGGATCTTGATTTATTTTATCAATAGTATCAGGAATAACTTTTGCCATATTTGATAAAGCACCGCCTACATAATTTGTAAATTTAGAAAAAGTACCTACTTTTTCGTCATCATCTTTATCTTTATCTTTATTATTAACTTCGTCAGATACAGTTTTACTTAAAGCGTTACCACCTTTTACTGTAGTATCTAATTCATCAGTTTGTACGTCTTTAGTTATATTTTCTGATGACATTAATTAAGCTCCTTAAATTCTACATCAACTTTAGAATAATCTACAACAAGATAGCCATTATCCATAACTGAAGAAGCATAAGGTACTTGATGTGCCATAACTCCTTGATATTTTTGAGGAGACCATTTATATCTAAAGCTGTAGATATTAATACCTGAAGGTGATTGACCAATTAAATTAATATTTTCTTTTAATCTAATATCCGATATTCCAGGAATGCTACCTATTGCAGTTGCTGCTCCAACAATTTGACCAAAAGGACTTGGGCCTCCAACTGGTGTACCAACGAAGCCTGATCTTTCTTCTCCGTAACTTCTAATTGGAGCACCTGATAATGCACCAATAACTTGTCTAACTTGTTCTTGACCATAACCTCTCTCTTCAATGAAATCTCTATAAGCTTCAGCAAGACCTGCTTGTTCTATTCCTCTTTCTTGAGCACCAAATCCTGCTATGCCTTGTGCTGTTCCAGCAAGAGCTTGTATTTGTGCTTGTTGAGCTGCTAATTGAGCTGCTCTATCAGCAGCAAATCTTTGTGCTCCAGTTTCAAATCCTGTTTGTCTTAATCTTCCTGAAATATCTCCAACTTGTTCTAAAAATCTTTCTTGTCCTAAAGCTCGTTCTACTCCAAAACGACTTCCACCAAATGCTCCTGCACCAACTGCTTGTGCACCTAAAGCTCTTTGACCTTGTCGATATTGTTCTGCAATATCTCCAATTGTACTTTGAATAACTTGTTCTTGAAAAGGATTCATATATTGTTGAGCCATCGCTGTATCAAAAGTTTGTGCGCCAATATTTGCTAGTTGACCTGCTTGAGGTAAAATTTGTTGAGTAGCAACATTCGCAGCTTGTTGTTCTAAAGGAGATAATTGTGCTACACGTTGACCTTGAAAAGCTTGATAAGGTACTTGACTTTCTGTCTCCGCACGTCTTAAAGTTCTTTCTTGAATTTCTTTAAAGTATTCAGGAATATCATAAGTCGTAGTTTGTTGTTGTGGTGCTTGAACGACAGTTGTTGATGGTTTAAAGATACTACCCATTGACTATATATGTTCCTCCTATTACGTCAAAACCTAATTTAGTAAAAGCGTTGTGTTTTCTTGCAACGTCTTTACCTTGAAATATTTCGCATATAGCTGTAACTTTTTTAGCTAATGCATGTTCTTTAAAGACTAACATCATAGCTCTAAAGATATGAAAATTACGATACTGTGGATTAACGTGTAACCATAAAGTTCTAAGAAACTTTTTGTCACTATACCAAGTTTCGTCTATTGTGGCAGCTAAAGTACCTACAATAACATTTTCATATTCCACTACTATAACAAAACTATTACGAATGTAAAATATAATATTATCAAGAGCTTTTTTATTATTCGTATTTCCAAAGTTAAATGGAGCTTCGACAAGCCACGTTTTAAGTAGTTCTCTAATTTTTACAGCATCGTCAATACGAGCTTGTCTAATAGTATATTTATCTTTTTCCATCGGGTCTTACGTTGATTCTTAATGTACCAAATCTCCAATTACTACCTAATTCTGTACTTTCTATTCTAATCGCAGATTGTCGACCTCGAATACGAGAATTATAAAAAGGTGTTGTATTTGACACTGTTATCGTTTCTCCAGATACTCTAGTGCTATTAGGATAATCTCTAGCTTTTAAAGTGATTATAGCATTCCCTGTTTGATTTTTAAAATCAGGTATAACTTTATTAATAAAACTAAAGTTTTCTCCATCAGCAATATCTCCATCACCTGATTCAATATAAGCGGTTAAAGCAGATCCGTCAGCATCGACACCATCTTCATGATTATAAATTAAACTTCGTCCAGCAGTTAGCCCATTAATTTGAGATATAGTATTTGCCGTTTCTGTAGGATAGAATTGAGCTGCTATTGGATTATTATAAACTCCATTTTCGATATAAGCACCTCTTTCTAAATTTCCAAAATACCAACTACCTTCAATATGATTAAAGATAACATAACGATCAACTTGATTAGAATTAGCAGAACAATAAAACCATATCACTTCTGAGAAATCAGAGTTTTGTCCAGCATAAACTTGTGCGTATTGAGTTTTATTAATATCATCAAAGACATGATTTAAAACAGTACAAGGAAGTTCTTGAACAGCACCCGCATATCTAAAGAATTGGCCGTCAGACATCCAATAAGCAACATCATCAATAACGATTGCACTATTTAAACCTACAGCTCCGCAATCATTTCCGAGTTGTCTAAACCCAAAGATAAAAGGAGGCCCAATAAAAGACATTGAATGAAGTGTTGTATCTGTCCATATAAGAATAGTTCCTTTAGCAGGTCGTGCTGTTCTTATTTCAGACCCTCCCGCTAAACGTTGTGAACCCGCAGAGTTAACAGTATTGGGTTCCCATACATTATAATTTTCTTGATCAGACCAACGAATAAATAATTTATCTTGAGTAGAAGGTGTTCCTATTGTTATTTCTGTACCCATACAAATTAAATGTCGTGTCTCTGTTGAAACAACAGATGTAATACTCGATGTGGGTGCGTTTGCAATAGGCGTAGCTCTATTAGCAGTTAATCCCGTTGACGTGTCCCACTCAAAAGTTCCAGCGTTTTTTTGAGTTAAAATTAAATCTTCTCCCCAGTTATTTAAAGTCCATTGACCTAAATCAATATCAATTTCTGATGTTGTTCGTGGTGTATTCCAAGTGCTTATATTCCAAGCTCCAGCTGACCAACCAAATCCAAACGTTTGTACATTTGGTGCTACGGGTACTTGATAAGCAACCGTACAATTAGCTATATTTGTATTACTTGTTGTTGCCGTTTCGTTAGATTGAATAACATAAGCATCTGTATTAGTAATAGATAAAATTTCATACTCAGCATCTATTGAAGTATTTGCAATGCCTCCAACATTAGCAGTGCTACAATTAGAGATTGTTATAAAATCTCCAACATTGGCTCCATGAGAAGTATGATTGATTGTTAAATTAGCAGAATTAGCAACAGTGTCAAAGACACTAGTAATATTATTTGTTTGTCTTAATGGTGTAATATCAGCGTTAGTACCATCACGATAGACATAGACTTTTCTATTTGTCCCTAAACTTGCATAACGAAAACCATCTAAATCTAACCAGGTAAATAAAGCTCTTGCTGATCCTACATAATAAGATGTACTGAATTTAGTCCAACCTCCTATTTTTTGAGGAAGTCCTTTTCTAAATCTTACCTTATCGCAGTCAGTCCAACGACCTTCTGCACCAGTTTCTGTATTCTCTGTATCTATACCGGGTTGAAATGTTAATTGCGTTAATGGCATAGTTCTCCTTATATACCTATTAAAACAAATATTATACTATAAAAAAGTGCGAGAGGAAAGGTGGTAAGGTGAATAAATTTCCTCTCGCTTGTTAAACTTATACTACTTTTTAAACCAAGATGGAAGGCCTAAATGAGGTCTTTTATCAAATTTATTTTCTTCTGATCCTTTAGTCGCTTTATTATTATAATGTAAGAATACTTGACCACAATCTTTACCTTTAAATTCCTCTCTCCAGTGTTCTAAGATATTACCTCTATAAACGAGCATATCTCCAGGGTTTAATTCGACTTTAACGCCTTTCGCTTTTGAGGGTTTGTAAGATCCATCTTTTGAAACTGAACCATCTGATTCTTTTGTTGCAATATAGATAGGCCAATCATCTCCACCTAAATTCATTGTGGTTGATATTTCACAACTAAATCTATCTTTGTGTCTATGTAGAACATCTCCTTTTTTATAGATTCTTGCATACGCATAAGTTTCAATTAACTTTAATTCCGTTTCTTTTTCCATCACAGGTTTAACTTCTGTGAGTAATGTATCCATTGCGACATCCCCATAATGAGAATAAGTTTCAGGAACTTGTTGGTCATTCCATACACCCCAATATTCTGTAAATGGTGAAATGTACCTTGTATCAAATAAAGTTCTTGCAACTTGACGTTTAAGTAAAAAATACTTGTAAACAAAATCAGCAATCTTTGGATCAATTGCTTTTCTTATAACTGTATATCCATTAGTTTTAAAACTCATTTTTTCTCCTTTGCTTGTTTTCTAATCGTATCGGTAATCATTCTTCTTACCGCTTGTAAGTTAAAATGTACAAATCTAAAATCTTCTACTCCCATATCTACTGTATATTGATGTTCTAAATAAGCAGGAATAAAAATCATGGTACCTGGTTTTGGTTTATAATGAATTAAAGGTGATGCAACGGATACCTCATCTTCATTTTTTCTAGGTAAATCATTCATCAGTTTAGCTTGTCTTGGATCGTGAAAGACAGGAACTGATGTTTTTTCACTACAACGTAAAAAATAAAAACCAGAGATATGATTATCATAATGAATATGACCTTCGTGATGACCACCACCTTTAGCTCCAAAGTGTTGAACCCAAAACTCTGTCCAGAACAATTCATAGTTTGTTAAATCATAACCCATATGGTCTAAAACATTCCAACTCGTTGCTCCAATATAGTCTTGAAATTCTTTTAAATCAGGATCATTAATTAAAGATGTAGAGTGATGTGACATTCCAATGTCACCTAAACCTTTTTTCTTCCACTTCTTTTCTCTATCTTTAATTACTTTTTGATTTCTTTTTCTAGCGTCTTTAACATATTTATCACAAACCTTATCAACGTGATCCACCCATTCAGGAATTTCAATATGATAGATTGGTGTTTGAAAATAAAATGATGTTTGTAGTTGATCTTCTTTTGCCATATTATCTAAATGGATATCCTAAGTTCCAAATCACTAAAGAATATCTTGTTCCTTTCGTTACAGGTTTTACTCTATGCCACACAAATGAAGGAAATACCACGATAGAGCCACGAGGTAATATTTCAGTACACGTTCGTGTTAATGTTGGATCATCTTGATTTCTAAATTGAAATTCTAACTCACCACCTTCATAATCTTTTTCATCTGATAAACAACACGTCACTGATAATTTTCTAATTTTACCGTGTGTGTTTGGATTGTCTGGATTGTGGTAAGGTTGCTCCCAACTATCACAATGCCAATCATAAAACTGATTCAATTTATATTTTGTAAATTGACAAGACTCAGAAAAATCCCAATTAAAATTCCAACCTGCATTTGCATTGGCTTGGTGTACATAAGGTTGTATTTCTTTATAGACCCATCTATCATTAACCCAAACAATATTAGAATCTCTTTTTTGTTTTAAATCATTTAAATCTTTTTGATCTAACTTTGTAGCTGGATCCATTGCTTCTATTTCTTCATCAGTTAGATGAGCATTAGCAGAAGTTCTTTTAATTTTCTTTTTCTTCTTAACAGCTTTTTTCTTTTTATTAAGTTCTTCTAATTTTCGTGTTTGTCCACC